GCGTATATGTCATGCGTGTCCTTTACCGGGTCGCAACTGGATGCGAGTGGCAACAAGGGTGTTACACAAACAACATCAATCGACGTAAACACGGCAAGCGATGGCGCAACGGTAGCGAACTTTGCAGTTGACGGATCAATACCTACGGTAAATCAAACGAAGATATGGGCAGAAGCGCCGAATAATCCTGGTGGTGGCGGCAGTTATGCCATCGGCGGTAGCGGAACAAATTCACATACGTTTACCGGCGCTGGTGGCACGAGGCAGTCAATTGCCGGTGTGTTTTTGGCGGCGATTCCTTCTGCGCCGGCAACCATAGTGCCGATGTACTACCAGCGTAAACAGTTTTTTGAAGTTTAACCAAGGAGAATCAAAATGGCAGCAAACGGTTTGATTTACACAGCAAGTTTTGAAAACGTGTCCATTACGGCTGCTGCTCAAGACATTTGGGAGCTTGTCGCTGCCGCTGGTGTGTCTGTGGTTGTGCATTGGTGGAAACTCACCCTGCAACCGACTATTACTTCCGGCGTAGCACAGGACGAGCGTATGCGGTTGCAGATCGTTGAACGGTCCACTACCGGCACGGGCGGTTCTGCCGTAACGCCGGCCGGCGCAAACCCTCGCCTTACTACGGCGGCGGCGACAACTTGCACGCGTACTGTAACCACGCCGGGAACCATCGGTGAGGTGTATTGGGCTGACCGTGTTTCGATCATCGTGCCGTGGGAACTGATATGGACGCCGGACACGCGCAAGCCCATTCAGGGTGGTGGCAGATTGTGTCTGAACCTTGCTGCGTCATTGAGCGGCGCGTTCAATGCATCCAGCACTGTTTGCTTTGAAGAAGTCTAATGGACGGTCAATATTATCTGGACACGCGGCTTCCGCACATATCTACGGATATTGCGTCAGTCACGTTGGCCGCGACCAATAAGGCCCTTTACCCTGTCGCCAATATACCGGCGATGGGGAAGGACTATTGGACTGTCGGCAAGGCGGTCAAGATTGAGATATTTGGCCGCATCACTACCGCAGCAACGCCTGGCAACTTAACGCTGGCGTTGTTTTACGGTACAGGAGCAGACGCTAACGGCACATCGCTTGCTGCTACCGCTGCCACCGCCCTTACGGCAAGTCAGACAAACTTGTCGTTTTGGGCATGGTGGGATGTTCACTGCACAGCAATTGGCACGGCGGGCGCTTTGTTTGCTTGTGGGTGGGCAAAATTCAACGAGGCAGTTATTGCCGCCGGGTTGATGATGCCTGCGAGTGCGCCAGCCACTACCGGATCGCTGGATTTGACCGTTGCCAACAACGTGTTGAGCGTTCAGGCGCTGCGCAGTGGCTCTACAGCGGAAACCATGCAACTGCACAAGCTGCGCGTTACTTCGCTGAACTAAAGGGGTTGCAGTGTCAGATGTAATACGACACGGACCACCAAACAGAGGCCCGTTTACAGGGGCACCCATAACGCGGGGCGTAGCGCCTGCGGTGGGGATGTTTGCGCTCGCGCTTTCGCAGCTAGTCCTGATAGAAGCGCCACAGGACGCTGTACGCACGGATCACAACCAGCGCCTTATGTTCGGGCGCTCTGCAGCCGTTGCTGCAACGCCTGGCGCACCCTGGTATCTGTGGAAGCGGCCCGCTGTACAGATAGAGCCGGAGGAAGATGCAAGACGCGGCGATACAACGCTGCTGCATCAATATCGCGAGACATTCCAGACTGTAGGCCAGAGTTACAGGCTTTGGCCGCGCGCTCAACAAAGGATTGAGCAGGAAGAATACTCAATACCGACTCCGGTAGACCTTACCGATTTTCGTAACAGCCAGCCTGCTGTAGCTACCGCGGGGCAACCGTTTTTCCTGTGGCCAGAGGTTGTTGCGAATGTTCCAGAAGCGGAAGATGGGCAGCGCGTAAACCATCAGTTACTGCACCGTTACCGTGCCGGGTATCAGACGGTAGGCCAGTCATGGCAGTATTGGATCAAGCCTCAGGCGCGTGTCGATGACGAGCAATACACGGTACCGCCGCCAGCAAGTCTTTACCCATACCGCCAGATAAGCGTAGCAGTTCAGGTTTCGCAGCCGTATTGGCTGTGGCCGCAGACTAAGGTTGATGTTCCGCAAGAGGATGATGCGCAGCGCGTAAATCAGACGCTGTTGCACCGCTATCGCTTCGGATTCCAGACCGTAGGACAGTCCTGGTATCTGTGGCCAGCCGCCAAACCTGACCTGACGATAGAGCCGGATGCGCAAAGGTCAGATCACGGACTGATTCACCGTTACCGCGTCGGCTATCAGACTGTCGGGCAATCGTGGCAATACTGGATCAAGCCGCAGCAGCGCGTTGACGAGGAACCGTATCCAGTCCCGCCGCCTGCCAGTCTGTATCCGTATCGTCAGATCGTCATTACCGCGCAGCCGGGGCAGCCATGGTACATGTGGCCTGCTGCCAAGGCAGATCAGAGCGTAGAGCCTAATCCGGTAGTCATAGACCATGCTGCGCTGCTGTATCCGTTCAGGCCGCACGATGCGGTTCAACAGATACAAGAAGTAGAACAGGTAAGCCGTGGTAACTGGAATCTGCTCAAACCGGGCAAGAAGCCACGCCGCATCCGGTATTCGGATTATGAGTCGCAGGAAGCATATGCAGCAGCACTCGCACTGGCAGCTATGCCTATTGCGAGAATTACCGATACATCCGAACTGGTGTCACCAGAAGCAGGAATCATCCCAAGAGAAGCGGATGATGACGACGAAATCATTATTAACGCCATACTGATGCACATACTATATGACCGATGAACTAGACCAAAAGGCCTATCTGGATGGCCTATCCGCTGAAATAGAGGTTGGCGAGGAAGCCAAGCGTTTTCTTGAAAGCGACCTTGGGCGCTGTATCGTCGGCATTGTCGATCAGCGCATTACAGACGCCCATACGCAGCTTGAGGAAATCAACCCGGAAGATACGACCGGGGTATTGCGGCTTCAGGAAAGCATCAAACTATCGCGGGATTTTACGCAGTGGCTTAACCAACTGGTTACAGATGGCGAGCAGGCACTTTTGACTTGGGCACAACACAGGAGCACTTAACATGGCACGCAGATCAGACATAGAACAGGCGGCAGCATCCGCAGCGGCAGCAGCATCGGAAGCCGGGCGCGTCCTTCAGGCGCAGCGCAACCGAAGCCCGGAGCCGTCACCGGAACCTGTGCCGGAACCAAGGGTAGAAGCCACGCCGCCGCCTGCGGACAAACCGCTGCCGGTACCGCGCAACGACGCACGCGATAACGCGATGGACGAAATCATCGCGCGCCGCATGGAGCAACCGCAGGAAGAAGCGCCGGAAGCGCCGCCGCCACCTAAGCAGGAAGTTCAACCTGACCCGCCGCCGCCGACGATGGAAAACATGATGGCCGGCAGCAAGTTCACGCAGCCGGAGCCGGATGCGACTCCTGAACCCGCACCGGAAGCCACGCAGGACCAGCCCGCGACCATTGAATACGTGCGGGTAAAGGTTGACGGCGAGGAAATGGACGCGCCGAAGGCCGATGTTGAAGAAGCTGGAGGTGTGCGCGCTTACCAGATTCAGAGGGCATCCGAGAACCGGCTTGCCAAGGCAAACGAGGCGCTGGCCGAAGCGAGGCGCGTGCAGGCGGCTATCATGGCGCAGGCGCAAGCCATTGCCAATCCGCCGCAGCCGAAGGTATCAGATGACGAGTTCATTGCGCAGCGGCTGGACTTGATCCGCTACGGCGCACCAGCAGAGGCGGCGAAGGCACTGTCCGAGATACAGACGCGTTCTGCTGCCCCTGTGGTCGATCCAAACGCGCTGGTATCAGAGGCTGTAAATCGCATAACAATGCAAACCGCTGCCGCTCAATTTAACAATGAATTCAAGGACTTAGTGCAAGACCCTGACTTGGATCAAGTAGTGAAAACGAGAATCGCCAACAACATGAAGTCGATACCGCAAGGCCAGCATGTTGACTGGACTGAATTTCTGCGTAAAATAGGAAATGAGGTGCGTCAAAAGTTTGGTCGGCAACCCCAGCCTTCCACGCCAGCGGCCACATCAGCGACGACCGGCAATCCCAGCCAGGTTTCGAGGGAAGCGCGCAAGGCTTCCATAGTGAATCTTCCCACTGCGGCATCTCGTGCCGAAGTGCAGAAGGAACCGAAACCGGAAACCCGCGAAGAAATGCTTGCGGACTTACGCAAGGCGCGAGGGTTCCAAAATGGCTAAGGAGTAAAACACATTATGGCTGGTCAACTGAACCGAAAACGCTTAGCGGCGCTTTGAGTCCCCGAACGGTCTCAATAGGTTTCATTCCAATGTTCTGTTCGGAGACACAATGGAATTTACCAAAGAAGAAGTTAGAAGATTTGAGTCAAAGATTTCAAAAGGCGATTCATGTTGGGAATGGATAGGAACCAAATTCAGCACTGGATACGGCATGTTCTGTGTATCCCGGAAACGGGAGTCCGGAACAAGAAGAACGTATTCATCGCATCGAGTATCTTGGTCCATTCATTCAGGCAAGGAAATACCTAAAGGACTCTGGATTTGTCATACATGCGACAATCGTATTTGTGTCAACCCGAATCATCTGTATCTTGGTACGCCAAGGCAGAACAATTTGGATACGATAAATCGCGGCAGGGCGAATCGTGTAATGGGTTCAAAGTGCTCGTGGTCGAAGTTATCGGAGGATCAGGTAATGCTCATTCTCAACTCGGACTACGGACCCGGTGCCAACAAGGAATTCGCAAGGCTTTTTGGAATAAGTCAGTCGCAGGTGTCGCACATCAGACATGGACGGCGCTGGCCTCGAATGCAAAAACATCTTCAAAACGGTTGACGTTAAAACTAGGTGAATTGCTGGAAACCCGTACCGAGTGGTGTCGGCGGCAATCAGCAGCCAAGGCTCCAAAAGAGCAAGGTTCAACGACTATCCCGCAAGGGAGTAGGGCCGAGTGGCCCGAAGTGCCTAGCACCGAAAGGTGAAGATATAGTCTGGCCTGCATGGAAACATGCAGCAGCGTAAGCGGTGCAAGGGTTAACGGCCTTTGCATGAACAAGGCGATGGGCTGTAAATTCGTTGGGCGGGTTCTACTACTCTCTCAACCTCAGTAAAGACCTTCGAGACGGTGTAAAGGCGACTTCAAAGTTTCGGCAGTTTGCCGATATCCGAGACGCTTGGGGCAAAGTCACGCGAAGCGGGCAGACGTTCACATGGGACACCATTCCCATGATGAGCCGTGCAAGCCGCGCGTTGACGGAAACCAACACCATCCCGCAAGGCGCTCACACGATCTTGCAGGGAACGCTGACCATGAACGAACGTGGTTTCGCGGTTCCCTATACCGAACTGCTGGACAATTTGTCCGCTTTCTCGGTGCGACAGCCGATCATGGACGTTCTGAAATACGACGCCCGTGTCGATCTGGACTGTTTGGCGTGGCAGCAATTCAACGCTACCCCGCTTCGGGCCGCTGCGACTTCCACCGCAGACCCGATTACCCTTGTCACCACCGGCACCTGTACCACCACCAATTCGGCGGGTATTTCCACGACCAACATCAAGTCGATTGTTGACACGATGAAGTCGCGCAATATCCCGACCTATCGCGGTGATGACTACTATGCCATCGGGCGACCGAAGGGCATGCGCGTGTTCAAAAACGCATTGGAAACCCTGCATCAGTACACCGAGTCGGGGATGACGATGATTATGAACGGCGAGATAGGCCGATACGAAAACTGCCGGTTTGTCGAACAGACTACCGTTCCGGCTGGCGGCGCATTCGACACTACTACCTTTGATCCATTCACTGACACCGCTGACGTGTGGAACAACTCCACGGCGACAGAAGCCGGCGATTGGATGTTCTTCTTCGGGAAGGACACGCTTTGCGAAGCGATCCATACCGCAGAGGAAATAAGGTCCAAGGTGGCTGACGACTACGGTCGATCCCGCGGCATTGCGTGGTATGCGCTGCTTGGCTATGGCCTTTGCCATACCAATGTGACGCAGGCACGCGTGGTGAAATGGGATAGCGCGGTATAACTGCGGGGCGGCTTCCTGCCCATTACCGGTTTCACCTTCCACGCAGGAGCCGCGTGGAAGTAAAAAGGTGGCCTACCTCACCACCCGTTTTTATAGTAGCGTCAAGGAGGCTGGCGCTACAGGAGCAGCACAATGGCTACTCGTAACATGCAGTATGACCACGCGGCTTACACAGCGCCTCGTTCTTACAACGTTTCAATGGCTGCCGGTAGCGGCACAACCAGTAGGTTTGCGTGTTTTGCTGATAGCATCGCTATGTCGTTGGTTATCAAGCCTACGACTGTCGGTACTTCGGCGGATACCGTTACCGTTTACGCGGTGACGAACACGACCACAAAGACGCTTGGTGTAACAACCATCGCGTCCGCGCAGTCCACCTTTAGCCGACTGGAATTCACCACTGCGAGCCGCACGCTGACTCGTGGCGATGAAGTCCGTGTCGTCAAAGGGACTGATGCAACCGTGGTCTATGCTGCGTCGGTCGAAATTCTGACCACGCCTGGTGCGGATGTATCGGCTTAATTGCCACTGGGAGGGGGAAACCCCTCCCTTTTCGACAGTGAATCCGTGGAACGACTCTACTCATGGAAGCAGCCGAAGCCCACTAAGACCGCTGCAGTAATCCGTTACGGGGCATTCGGTGATGTATTGCAAAGCGCGTCTATCCTGCCCGGACTGAAGCGCCAAGGGTTTCATGTAACCTTTTTTTGCACGCCTCGCGGTGTCGAGGCCATCGAGCACGACCCGCACATAGATTCCTTCGTAATTCAGGAGGAAGATGCTGTGCCAAACGACCAACTTTCCGATTACTTCACGTATCTCGGCAAGAAGTTCACCAAGGTAATTAACCTGTGCGAGACGGTAGAAGGCATAGTCCTCCCCATGTCCGGCAGAGCGCATTTCCACTGGCCTCACGCTGCGCGCCACAATATCTGCAACCGCAATTATGTCGAGATGCAGCACCAGATTGCGGAAGTGCCATACACCAAGCCGGAAACAGCCTTTTATCCGACAGCCGAAGAACGAGCTTGGGTAAACCGTGAATTCGAGCGCATCGGCGGACGTATCATCGTTTGGGCGCTGACTGGATCAGCCTTCCACAAGATATGGCCGCATGTTGATCCAGTGATAGAGGGACTTTTGCATACTCACCCGTACTGTTCGGTGATATTCGTCGGCGGGCCTAAAGAGGAATCACTGCAAGGCGACTGGACGGACAAGCGCGTAATCAAGACGGTCGGCAAGTGGTCTATACGCCAGTCGATGACTGCGGCTAAATACGCGGATGTGGTAGTAGGACCGGAAACCGGCATCCTGAACGCAGTGGCGATGGAAGATAACGCCAAGGTGCTGATTCTGTCCCATTCGTCCATCGAGAACCTTTCGCGTGATTGGGTGAATACCGTATCGCTTTCGGCAGATGTGCCGTGCTACCCATGCCATCGCCTGCAACTGGATGGATGGCAATACTGCAACCGGCACGAGAAGGGAACGGCACTCTGCCAGCAAACGCTTGAGCCGCAGTTGGTTTATGACGCGATAGCAGACGCATTGGACAACAAGGAGAGGATGGCCGCATGACTTGGAGCATGGAAAACAGCAAAAGCAACGAGGCCGCGAAGATACGGTGGGAACTGGTACCCTACATGCGCGGGCGCGTCCTTGACCTTGGCTGCGGCCCCTACAAGGCATTCCCGCACTTTACTGGCGTGGATAACGGCCATCACTGGGGTATGCGCGGCGCTGACGTGCGCGTAGATACAGCGGAGAACCTTGACCTGTTTGCCAGCCGGTCGATGGACGGCGTTTTCAGTTCACACTTGCTTGAGCACATAGCAGAGGACAAGGTGCCTGCTGCGCTGACAGAATGGTGCCGCGTCATTAAGGACGGCGGGCATTTGATGCTTTACCTGCCGGACGAGGACGACTACCCGAAGGTAGGTGAACCAGGTGCCAACCCTGACCACAAGTGGAACGTGAACTACGACCGTGTCGTGGAAGCGATGGACAAGGTGCCGCGTTCTTGGGATTTGGTGCAATTCGAGAAGCGCAACGAGGCCGACGAGTACAGTCTGTTTTTTGTGTTCAAGATGATATGAAAAAGCGCCTATTCAGTTGGAAAGACCCGAAGCCGGCAAAGAAGGCGGCGGTAATTCGCTATGGCGCAATTGGCGATGCCGTCCAGACCAGTTCGTTATTCCCGCTGCTGAAGGCGGAAGGCTACCACGTCACGCTGTATTGCCAGTCGGGGCCGGGATACGAGGCGCTGCTTCACGACCCGCACATAGACCGCTTCATCGTGCAGGACAAGGACGCTGTGCCGCCGCAGTTCCTGCAGGAGTTTTGGGACGCCACTAAGGTTAAGTACGACAAGTGGATCAACCTGTGCGAATGCGTGGAAGGAACGTTGCTGGCGATACCGGGGCGCGCAAACCACGAATGGCCGGATGAAGTGCGAGCGGTTATGCAAGATCGCAACTATCTGGAATTCATGCACGACATAGCAGGGTTACCCCATGTATTCGCGCCTCGGTTCTATTCGACGCTGGAAGAACGAGCGTGGGCACGAAAGCAGGTCTCCCGCTTTGGCGGTCGCAACGTACTGTGGAGCCTCGCCGGTTCCAGCGGGCATAAAACGTGGCCGTGGCTGGATCAGATCATTGCGCGCCTGATGACGGATTACACGGACGTTGACGTAACGCTGGTTGGCGACAACTCGTGCCAGATTCTTGAGGCAGGATGGGAAGCGGAACCGCGTGTTCATCGGCGTTCTGGCATATGGTCTATCAGGGAATCACTCGCATTTGCCGAATCATCCGACTTGGTTATCGGAACGGAAACCGGGTTGTTGAACGCGGTAGGCCACAGTGACATACCGAAGATCATTACCATTTCCCACAGCAGCGAGGAAATGCTTACAAAGCACTGGCGCAACGTGACAGTGCTCAAGCAGCCTATGAGCGGAGGTTGTTCTAAGTTTCCATGTCGGCAACTGCACTACACATGGGATTACTGCAATCAGGATGATGAAACCGGCGCAGCGGTATGCCAAAGCTCGATCAGCGCTGATGTGATGTGGGATGCCGTTGTGCGCGTGTTGGGCGAACCTAAAAGGATGGCGGCGTGACCACTTCCGGTAGCGTTGACTTCACCGTAAACCGCAACGAGATTATTGAATCGGCGTTGCAGGGAATAGGCGTGATTGCCGTAGGGCAAACCATGTCTGCATCGCACGTATCGACTGGTGCGCGGTGGCTGAACCTTATCGTCAAGCAATGGCAGGGCACGGCGGATATGTCTCCTGGATTGAAGGTATGGAGCCGCAAGCGTGGCTATATCTTCCCTCAGACGAACAAACACGAATACGCGCTTGGTTCTACCGGCTGGCATGCAACAAACAGTTATTCGACGACCACTATAAGCAGCAACGAAGCTGGCGGACAAACCGTGCTTTCTGTCGCGTCCACCACTGGTATGAATAATTCCGACAACATAGGCATCGAACTGAATGATGGAAGCATGCACTGGACGACCATTTCCAGCACCGGCGCAGGGCCTACCGTGACTGTTGCAGCCGCCTTGCCGTCCGCAGCAAATGCAGCTAAACGTGTGGTGTGGTACACGACCAAGATAACGCGCCCGATCAGCATCTTTCAGGCGTCCATCATGGACACGAATAGCAGCGAGACGCCGATGGATCAGGTGTCATTCGGGTTCTATGAATCGTTGCCGAAGAAGAACGCAGACGGAACGCCGACCTGCTTCTACTACGAGGGGCAATTAGGCAATGGCGTTTTCTACACTGATACGGAGCCAACAGACGTTACAGATGTTTTCCGTATCGTGTATCTGGCGAACATTGAGGACTTTGACGCATCCACAGATACGCCTGATTACCCGCAGGAATACAACCTGGCGCTGGTGATGGAACTGGCAAAGTATCTTGCGCCGGTATATGGACGAAAATTCGACTCCGACATGACGCAGAACCGCAACGATGCGATTGCTGCAGCCAAGTCGGTTTACGCCGAAACGTCCGATCTTCACTTCATGCCGGGTGGCTTGTGAGATTTGATTTCCTAGGTGATGCCTACCGCGCCCGCAGCCTGAACGCGAACGCATCGCAGACCATCAACTTTTATCCCGAAGTCGATAAGAGCGGGAAGAATGTTGTTGCCATGTACGGCTGTCCTGGCACCATAGAGCGTGCGGCAGGATCAGGAGAGGTGCGTGGCTATCTTGACCATGATGACGATGACATAACGTATGTGGTTATCGGCAACAAGTTCTATTCGTTTGACACTTCTGAGACGCTCACTGAGCTTGGAACTATTTCCTCGTCTACGGGATACGTATCTATCGCCAGCAATGGATTGGTTGTGATATTTGTCGATGGCGTCAAGGGATATTCCTACAACATCAGTAGCGCCACATTCGGACAAATAACCGATCCCGACTTTCCAGCATTACCGACTGCTGTTGATATTCTTAGCGGCATTTTCATTATCATGGAAGGCGATTCGCAGCGCTTTCTGGTTTCCTACGATGGCACTTCATATGCCGGCCTTGATTTTGCAAGTGCTGAATCTTCGCCGGATGATCTTGTTGGTTTGATCGTAGACCATCAGGAATTGATTCTCGGTGGTATCAAGTCAACGGAAGTGCATTACCTGACATCCGATGTATTCCCATTCGCCCGCCGCGCAGTTATCGAGACCGGATGGGCCTCTACTTTCGGCGCATGCAAGGCAGACAACTCGGTATTCTTCCTAGGTGCTGACAAGGTGATATGGCGGCTGAACGGCTACCAGCCTACGCGCATATCCACGCATGCCATTGAATACGCTATAAGCCAGTATGACGTAGGCGATTGCCGCATGTGGGCCGAAAAGCGTGAAGGGCACTTGTTCATATGGTGCCAGTTTCCTACCGGTAATGAGACGTGGGTATTCGACGTTGCGACTGGCCTGTGGCATCGCAGGGCTTACCGCGACCCGGCTACCGGCACGTTGGGACGCCACCGCGCAAACTGTCATTTGTATCTGAACAACAAGCATTATGTTGGCGACTACACGAACGGCAAGATTTACGAGTTGAGCATGGACGCCTACGATGATGATGGTGACGACCTTCCTGCAATCCGCGTATGCAAGCACATTGCAGATGGCGGACTAAAGCCGGTATTTCACCATCGCTTGCAACTGGACGTTGAAACCGGGGTTGGACTTGTGAGCGGCAATGGTTCAGACCCGCAAATGCTTCTGAAATGGAGCGATGACGGCGGGCATACCTATGGCAACGACGTTGAAATGCCGATAGGTGCGATAGGTGAATACTCTACTCGCGTTATTTGGGAACCGCTTGGACGCGCCTACGACCGTGTGTACTGGGCGCAGATTACAGACCCGGTAAAGCGGGTGATTGTTGGCGCGGCACTTGATACCACGGTAGGTAGATGATGGCATCCTTACGACGAATTCCACCTCCAGAAACTGAATTCCTTGACCCAAGAACGGGGAGGATTTCGCGCCTTTGGTACGAGTATTTTTTTAACCTGAACGCTGATTCTGTGGCTGTTTCGACAACGGTTTATCAATCATCGGCACTGAATGTGCCGGGTGGCTTTGGCGATGCAGATCAGGGCGAGCCTGGGCCACAAGGCGTTCCCGGCAAGGATGGCAAAGACGGCGTTACCACGGTCATTCACGTCTACGAAGATGCTCCGGAACCAGAACCATACTTCATAAGGATTCCATGATGCAGAACAAGAAATTCAGGTTCGGGCCGATTGCGCTTACCACTACGTTGACCACCAACATACTGAATCCGCCTACGACTACCGGGGGCGTAAATGCCGGTTCGTCGTCGCAATACATCATCCTGAACCACGTTCGTATTGTGAACAAGACAGGTTCCGCGGCCACGTTCAGCCTTTGGCTTGGCGCTACTGGCGCTAACACGGCTGGAACCGAGGTAATCGGCACGGCGCTGTCGGTGGCCGCAAACTCGGCATATGACTACTATGGATCGCTGCGGCTGGATGCGGCTGATTTTCTGGTCGGCGGAGCGGGCACTGGCACCGCGCTGACCATCACAGGCGAAGGCGAAATAGGCGTAGCGGGGTAATGATATGACTTATGAAGAATTTGCCGCACTAGCCGGTTACAAACCGGACGGCACTCCGATCAATGCCTACACCGAGAACGGGCAGACGCCGAACCTGCCTGTAGGCCAGTTGCGAGAGATGTATTCCCAATCCACCGGGCAGGCATCGCAGCCGATATGGGGCACGATGGGCGCTCCTACCGGCAGCTACGATGCAGAGGCGGGGCGCACCAGCAACGGGGTGCCAGAAGTGGTCAACGTCAATGGTGTGCCCATGCGGCGCATCGGTGGCGACTACACCACCGGGACTCTGCTGGAAGGCGGTGTACAGCCTGTATACGACCCTACGTATGGCTGGCTGATGAAGGAATCAGACTACCAGCCTAGGACGAATTCAGGGCCGGATAACCTTTTCGGGGTATATGGTCCGGCTATCGGCGCTGCGATCGTGACCGGTGGAGGGTTGAGCGGGGCATTTGAAGGGGCGACTGCTGGCGGTGTAGGCGCTAGTGCTGGCGGAGGCGCTTCGACATTGCCGGAATCCTATTGGGGTATGCAGGCCGCGGGGACTGGGGCAGTATCAGACGCTCCTGCCATTGGTGCAGGGACGGTTGGCTCTGGTACTGGTGCTGCCGGAACAGGCGCAGCAGTGACTCCAAACGGCTTTATTGCCCAACAGCTAGTTAACCTTGGCGTGCCGGTAGAGACCGCTAACACCTTGGCTACAAGCTACCAAGTAGGCTCTGCGGCTAACACTGTTGGGCAGGTGGCTGGCGGTGGCGGCGATGGTGGGGCGTCATATACCTATGATCCTTATACCGGAGACACTGTTGGCGCAGGGAATACGCCATTGGACAGCAACTATTTCACCACGAATCCATCCCTTGATGCGCCCGGATATGGTGGGAATCCTAGTGGCGGCAGCAGCGGCCTAACCGGCGCTGACCTGCTGAAATTCGCCCAAAGCGGCCTTGGCTCGCGCTTGATTGGCGGCGGCCTAAACGCGCTTGGCGGTTATCTAGGATCGCGGCAACAGGCAAACGCTGCTGGCGCGGCCAATGATCTGCTGTGGCGGCAGTATGTGCAGAACCGTGACGACCTTACGCCTTACCGGCTGGCTGGATATGGGGCGCTTGGGAACGTGGTTAACATGGTCACTCCGGGCAAGCAATTTGACCAGATGCAGCTTGATCCGGGATACCAGTTCCGCAAGCAGGAAGGGCAGCAGGCGCTGGATAACAGGCTGCGCGCTGGTGGCAAGTTCTATTCCGGCAGCGCTATCAAGGCTGGCGCTGACTACAACCAGAACTTCGCCAGCAACGAATTCGACAAGGTTTTCAACCGCAATGCGGCTGTGGCAGGTATCGGACAGACGGCTACCAATACCGGGGCGCAACTTGGCTCAAGCACAGCGCAGCAGATGGGAAACAATACGGTTGACATGGGCAACGCGCGGGCGTCCGGTTACGTGTCCGGCTTCGGCGGAGTCAGTAATGCGATAAACCAATACAACAACGCGCAACAGACGCAGCAGCTTATCGACCTGTTATCCAAGAGGGTGTAGCCATGCCAGTCAACACAGGAATCATCCTAGGCGGGCTGCAACAGCAGCAACAGGAACGCGACCCTATCCAGCAGCTTGCCTCTTTCATGCAGATACTTCAGGCACAGCGGCAGGGGCAGCTTACTGATTTGCAGTTGGAACAGGCGCGTCAGGAGTCTCCTTATAAACTGGAAAAGTTGAAATCAGAAGCTGACGACGCAAGGCAGTTGCGGCAATTCAATTCACCGCAAAACCTTGCTCAATTCATGTCAGGCGCGCGTGCCGCCGTTCCTGAACCTTGGGCACAGGGTGCGGATATTGCGGGGCCTGGAAGTCCTGCCATAGCGCCGACTTTTGACTACAACAAGTATATCGACGCAAAAGCCGGTGCCGGTCTAATCAAGAATCCTGAAACCATTGTGCAGCATCGCGCAAACCGTGAATTGGCGCAGGCAAGACTCGATCAAACGGCACTGAACCACGAGCTTATGCACGAAGCTCGTATGCGTAATGCGCAAACCAATGAAGAACGTCTTGCAGAGACGCAGCGGTACAATCAGGTAAAGGAACAACTTGGAAGGGCTGCGCTTGCTCAAGGATTGGTTACGACTTGGGCAACTACCGGCATACGCCCTGTAGTACCAGCAGGCGTTGCGCCGCCAAACTACGTGCCTACTCCGGTGACTCCGCAAGGCAA